TAAGGAAGTCGCTATCAAAAATAAAGGTAAAAGGTTATTTTTATTTTATAATCACGCGGTACATCATAATATCGAAGTTATCGATGAACTCGCATTACGAGGCAAATTAAAACAAATGAATAATACTAAAAAAGAACTCATAATATTTAATAACGCGAAAGCTAACAATGATTATGCTACCTATAACTATACATACGAACTAGACCTAACGCGAAGTGTATTTATAAATGCCCAAATAGGTTTATTACTAATGGTAGATGATATTGTACCTGATGAAGATATGAAAAAGGTAGCCGTGAATAATGTTTTCATTTGTGATAGACAAGTCATAATTGTATTAGATATTGAGGTGGAACAAGATATGAAATATAGTGTAATTTGTTTCATACCATTATTATCTATGGATAATGTCGAAGGGAATAATAATGCCAATATAGGGCGTTATATCGCAAATAGAAGAAAGATATTTAAAATAGATGGCTTGGTAGATAATATAGAAATAGATAGAAAGAATGAGAAAATATTGTACTCTGTTGGGAATGATTTATTTGAAGAAGAAATAGATAGTTTATTAAATGAAGATACCGAACCTGGTCCAATGACACTATCAAATGACGTAAAATTCAAACATGGGTCGAATTCATTCTTACAGAATATAGGAGATTATGGAAGACAATGTTTATCACAAATTAGCGATAAAAGTCACGATACTGCAATAATTTCATTAAGTAGTTCGAATAATGGAATAGTAATAACGAAAGCGATGAAACAAGTTGAAGAAAAGAAAAGTTTTTCGATAAAATCTTGGGAAAAGAATGAAGATAGTTGGGTGAGGACAAGTGAAGTATGTATGGAGATACAGGATATGGATGTAGGTGAAGATAAAATGTTAAGTCCAACATTAGTTTATAAGGAGACGAGTATTCTAGAGGAGCTAGAAAAGGTTGTTGGGGAATATTTCATAAAAGAGGATAGTAAAATGATAAGAGATAAAGTAAGTGAAATGAATGAGTTAATTAGTAGTAATTATAGAGGTTATCGTGAAACGGAAAGAACAAAAAAGGTTTTTAGAACCTTATGGAGTCAATGGTTAGGAAAAGGATTTTTAGGATATCCTATATTAAAATTATGGAATGAATCGAATAAAGGATTAAAAAAGGGTACTAAAGGTCGTGAAGAAGAGGACCGGATTGTAGAAAAGGTGCGAGAGATAATAGACAATATTGATAATATACAGTCTCCGCAAGAGACGATTCGAATACTAACGAAGCTCATACAAAGTGCTACAACCGAAACCGAGATATTTGAATTATTAAAGAGCACATTTAAAGAAACAGAAACAGAAACCGAAACAGAAACCGAAACCGAAACAGAAACAGAAACGGAAACAGAAACAGAAACAGAAACAGAAACGGAAACGGAATCAGACCGCGATAGTGAACAGATATTGGCTATAAGAGATGCGGGTGCCGATTCTGAATCTGATAACAATAGTATAGTTGGAGGAGGAGATAAAAAAGAAAAAGGACCAAGAGAGAGATATAATGATAAGATAAGGGCATTATTTCCAAAATATGTGGTGGAAGGTTCGATGGGAGTAGATTTATCAAAAGACGAAATATTAATAGAGATAGAGAATATACTTAGATTAAAAGAGTATACAGATGAGGGTAGATTCGTAAAGGAGTATAAATGGGGGGTAATAAACGACCTAATAAAAAGACATGTAGCAAAAGAGAAACAGATAATCAAGTTAGGACGTGATTTACAAAATGTAAAGAATGATATAGAGAGTTTAATGTTGATAAAAAGGGAAAATAAAATAGATAATTTGCAAAAGATAGACAAAGAATTATTAAGGAAAACAAGGAATAATCAAGGAAAAGTGGAGATACTAACTCTCGTGGTAAGAAGAGTAATAGTGATAAAGAAAGAAAAGCTAGGTGAATTAGAAAACGATTTGAAGAAATTGGGAGTGAGGAGAGATGATATAGAAGAGGGATTAAAAAAAGCGAAGGGCGGAAAGATATTATCAATAGATAAGATGACAAAAGACGTATTAGAGAACATATATTTAGCATTGTTAAAAGGGAATAGTATAGTGGATAAAGATGAGTTTAAGAATGAGAATGTAAATAAATGTAAAATAGAGTTATATCAGGCACAGCATATTTATAATGCGGCACTGGGTGGATGGACGAATCGATATACGAATAAGAAAGATGAGTTACCTTGGACATTATCGAATTTATTTCCAAGGGGGTATAAAGTAGATGTAATTATGTCAATAATACCATATGAAGATGGAGATAAATATCCATATATGCAAAGTAGGTATCTTAAATGTTCGGAGAAGGCAAAGAGTGTAGACGAGAACTTAAGTAAAATATTTGGAAAGAAAACGAATTGGGCAAAAGACTTATTATATGGTATGCCATTTAAGAATATACAGAATGCGTTAACAAACAATTTATTAGTGAATGTGGCGTATACAACAGATACGCAAAAGACGGCGAATATAGCGCAAAAATCAAAGATAAAGGAAAGATATAAGAAAAGAGCGACAGCGCGTCGTAAATTATTTGGAGAGAATAAAGAAACAGATACGGAGTTACGAAAGACGATACATAAGCAAATATTAGAGGAACAAGCTAGAAGGTTGGTAAAGGAACTGGATAAGGACGATTTACTAAAAGATATAAAGAATATATCATTAGATGATTATGCGGGTGGAGGGAAGATAAAGAAGGATGAAATAAAGATAAAAAGGCGACAAAATAGATTAGGAACGAGAAAGAAAATAACTAAAAATAAAATAACTAAAAAGAATGGGACAATAAGTAAACGTAAATAAGTAGACGTAAATAAGTAGACGTAAATAAGTAGACGTAAATAAGTAGATAAATAATTATTTAATGAGCAGACAATCTTTATAGAATTGTTCGACAAGATATGGTGGAATATTATTAAAGTCAATGATGAGTTTATTTCTTTCAAATAATTTATTATATTCGGGATTTTCGAGCAATTTGTTATGAAAGAGTTCGGGGTTATCATAATATTTAAGAGCGGTTTTGATACCGCATTTGGGGAAAATACCTGAAATATTGTCGCTTTTATCACCCATAACAATTTTACAAAACAGGTCTTTTAGAGGGTCACCGGTAGATTTAGTAGTTTGAGCAATATCGTTAAATTTCAGGTCATAGAGTTTCACATTATTGGAGCATAATTGAAGATAATCCATATCATTAGCAATAATACTAATATGAGCGTCGGGATATTCTTTAGTAATGTGTTTGGCGGTAAGTGCTACACAATCGTCGGCTTCAAGGTTAGGGGAAGAAATAATAGTGTTGACCCCCGATTGTTTATAGAGTTCATTATATGCGAGGTTAAAGAAGAATTTAGCGTCAAATTTTTTATTGGTAACCCGGGTGCCTTTATATAGAGGTAAATGTTGCATTCTCCAAATTTCACTTCTAGGACAATCTTTAAGAACGATAGTAATATTGGTGCCCGTATGAGAGATTATTTTATTAATTTTCTTGGGTATTTCTTCAACTTTTTGGATAAAGACTTTCGTAAATTTATCAATAAATTCCTGACACTGGGATGCATTTTCTAGGTCTATTTTATTGGCGTGTTTCCACCAAGCGATTAGAGCATGAAAGCGGTAAAATATAAAATAGCTACCATCGATAAGAATGAAGTGCATATTAATGTATATAAACAATGATAAGTTTGTATCAATTTTAAATAGAATTAAAAAGATATTTGTCCTCGCTTACGGTAATTGTATCTTTGTAAATATATGCTAATACTTTCGCGGGTAATATATATGGATTATGCCCCAGGATTCTAATATTAGTTTTTATCTCCCACACATATTTTTCTAAAATATGCACTTTTGTTAATCTACTTATTTCACGATTTGTTAAACTTAATTTATTTATAGTTTCCCACATATTATTTATCTTGAGAATCTCGATTAATTCATATGGCACGGCACTGATGATGTTTCCTAACATTTCTTACCCTTTTCACTTTATTTTGCGTACCTTCAATTTTACGAAAAAAGGCACTAGTTTGATATTTAAAATATTTATATTCCTAAATATCAAATGGATTCTAAAGAATTGTCTTATGAAATTCGCGATATTGAGAACATTGAAGATGCCTATCAAGAAGATATTTTACAACCGATAAGAATATATGACAGCAATGTTCCATATTCGGAAGATGATAATGATAACTGTTGTGTTATATGTCTTGACGATGAACCCAATAAACTTTATAATAATAAGTATTTTATAGAATTTTCGACTTGCAATTGTAAATACTATGTTCACAAGGACTGTATTGATACGTGGCATAACCAAACATCAAATAGATCACGTTTCTCAAAATGTCTTATTTGTAGCAGCGACCTTATTCTAAAAAAAACATATAAAAATTATTTTAGCAACTTTAAAACATGTTTCTCTATAAGATGCGGTTGTTATATTATCGCGAGCATACTAATTCTATTAATATTAGCCGGGCACTAAATATCTAACGATATGGTTGTTTTATCTTTCTTCTGTCGCCTCTTACCATGTCCGTCCATCTGCGTGTTTGACATATCCTTTAAGTCTTGGATACTTATCGTACTACCATCCCTACTTTTATCCTCTCTCTCCCCTTTCTCTTGTATGTTTATTTTTCGTTTCTTTATACCCGCCAATAAATCAGTTATGTCAGTAGGTCCTCTCATCTCTGCTCTAGGTTCCTCATTTCTACTCTCCTGTAAATCTGGTCTATTATTTGGTATTTGTGACCGAGTACTTTTATGCACCTTAGTACTTATTGGTGATGGCGGTGGTTCATTTGACATCATACCCGTATTTGGCGTACCCCTCTCCTGCTGACCGCTCATAAAACTATTCATAAATCCACCAAAACCAGGTTTACTCTCGCCCATTGTATTTACCGCGGCTTGTGTAAATTGTTGTGCTAATTCCGGGTTCTGTCTCATGATATCATCCATACCTGGCATGGATGATTTAAACATCGTATTGGTCATATGGACCATTATCGCTGAACCGCCTAGTTGAAACAATAATTTTAATTCTGGTGCAAATTTCGCCTTTGACTTATACTTTTCGTGTAATTCACTAAATATTTCATCATAATCATCTATATTCTCATTTAACTGTTCGGACCAGCCTTCTAATTTTACATCGAACGGGTCGACTTTGCTATTCAAAAATTCTAATCCGGTTACTGCGGCCATCAACATCCTACCTTGAAACTTCACACTATTGGATTTCTCCTTCTCTGATATTATCATTTCATATTCCCCTCTCATCTCATCTAACGAATCCTCCATCGAATATCTCTTCGATAATTTTACACCTTTTTTCTCTAATCCCTCTAATTTTCTTAAAAATATTAACTTTTCTTTTAATGTTTCTTCCTCTGTTAATTTCGTCTCTTTTACCACTTCTTTATCCGGGTCAAAAGCAACATTCCCGAATAAATTATTATTCATATCACTTCTACCTACTTCCCCTGCGGTAGCCTTACCAATCTTTATATTATCCATATTTTTATCCTCTTCGATATGAACAGGTCTATCAACCCTTTTATTCAAATTAAATAAACCACTCTTTGATGCGGGTTTCTCATCAAATTCAATCTCTTCGTTTGATAAATTATTTAACTCGCTCTCTAATACATTTATATCATCTAAATTTATATCTGATACCCGTGATCTACTATCTGGGTCGGCTTTCTTTCTATCATTCATTAATAAATCTAATCCTCCTCCATAATTTACAGGTTGGTTATCGGTTGGTATATCAAAACGAATATTTTCTTTAGACGGTTCTTTATTTAGCGTTATTATAGGTGTATCCTCTTTATTATCCAATGACGAAATTTCTATAATTCCCTCCATATATGATTATTATTACATCTTTTTATTTTAAGTCATCCGCATAATTAAATATATTATCTATTCTTTTATTTTCTATTAAATATGCGCATCCCTGTAAAAATGCATCCGCTAAATCGTCCTTCTTTTTATTTTCTCTAAACTTTTCCTCTACTCCCTTATCAACTTCCTCATTATCTAAATATTGTTTAGTTATCAACTTTGATAACTCTTTATTTTCCTTATAACTTAACCTCTTTGTCTTTAAGAATTTTAATTTATTACTCGATGACACACATTCTATATTATCTTTCCCAATCATTACAAAATATTGTATCAACATACTTTGAATGCATTTCATACGATTCGCTAAAGGACCAATCTGGTTTTCGATTAATATTAAATCTATATCATCTAATTCTAACTTACTAATTTCCCTTTTTATTCCTATACCTACCTTCAATAATTCTATTTTACTCGCACCACATCCCTTTATATCTTTTAAACTTTTATCTTTCAATTTATTTATCACCGCCTTCACTAATTCATTCTTCTTTTTATATTTATCGCCTTCAATATCCAAATTATACTTTGTCACATAACTTATTATTTCATCGAATGACTTCTCGCCCAATTTCTTTTGACTTGGAATACTTTTATATTCTATCATTTCGCTTTTCTTTGAATGAACCTTACAATATGTCTTCTCCTCATATACAAATTTTGCATTCTTATTACATAAACCTTTCTTCGTTACATAATTACATACCTGTTCCTTATCACACAAACTTACTACCTCCCAATCTAATATCTTCACCTTATTACCCAATACATCTAATATACAATATGCTAAATTTTTAATACCCACATCTATACTTAACACTTTCATAAATATATATTATCTTTTATAATATTATATATTTATATCTAATCTTGTTCTATCTTTATAACCGGAATTTTTAATGTATCTTTTAAATTATATGTATTCACATAATTTTCCTTTAGGTCGCTATTCTCATATCCATCTGGCACATCATTATTCTCTCTCATTTCAAATAGATATGGACTATTATTTTGTTTATCATTATAATTATTACAACAAAAACTCGTATTATTTCCCGCCTCTAATTTATTAGAGCTCATTATTTTTGTGGCATTATCAGTTAGATATTTTCTATAATCTTGATTTGTTACTATTCGATTCGAATTTAATAATGAATTATTTACACGATTACCCCTCACGATATTTGTATATAATCGATTATTTTCTAAAATTAAATTATCATCATTAAAATTTGAATAATTCATATATATTTAATATGATATATTTATTAATTAAATAATTTTAATAATTGGTTTTTATTTAAATTCTTTGCCTTCCCTTTTCCTACCAATTCTTTTGTTACCACTAATTCCCTTAATTCGGTTACTTTTAATTTCTTCAAGTTATCTCTTTTTACTTCTCCCTGTAATTTTGATAATATTCCCGCCACATCTAGTTTACTCTCCTCATCATCATCCTCATCATCATCATCATCATCATCATCATCCTCATCATCGTTCTCGTCGAGAATAGCTTCGCGCAAGACATCATGTTCATTGTCGGGAGAAGCTATTTGTGAAATATTTAATAATGATAACCCACCGTTTACGGTTCCTGCAATATCAATTTGCTTCAAATTATGTGCCTTTTCATCAATATCTTCTATAGTTAACGTATCCTTACCCATTACTTCATAATCTAAATTATTATCTTTCGCATCATTAATATTGACTTCTTCTAGAGGTTCTTTTTTTTCTTCTTCGTCGCTATCTTCATACTCGGAATCAGTATCGTCGTCGTCGTCGTCGTCGTCGTCATCGTCGTCATCGTCGTCATCGTCGTCATCGTCGTCACAATTCGATGTATCATTATCTGGGACGTGAATTCGTTTATCATAAGATACGTCTTGTTCTAGGTCATTATTTGCTAAAGGTCGGTTTGAACCACCAATTTGTAAACCGACATTATTAAGTAATTCGTTTAAAATACTATTTTGACTATTTAAATGTAGTTGTAGGGAATTCAATCTGGAATTAAAATTAAATATAACAATACCAAGGACTACAAATAATATACCAAATAATATTAATAATGAATTATCGTTCATAGAATCAGCTATCATTATTTTTATTGAATAAAAAATATAGATATTATGAACGTAATAATATTTATTTTGCGGCGTTTATTATCTCTTCAGCGCATGATAATATTTGCGATGGATAATCAAGGTCATGTAAAACCTTGGTTCCCCCCTTAATTTGTGATATACCGTTACAAAGACGATATGTATATGTAATATCTTTATTTTTACCGTTCGTTTCCATATGACAATTTAATGTTCTATCATCTTTATCTAACCTTTCGCATAAATGTAGAAAATGCGTAGTGATTACATATGATACATTTGGGAAAGTATTTAAATATTTAAGGAAGGCGGTAGCACTGGCGACGGCTTCATACGGATTGGTGCCGGAATATAATTCGTCAAAGATACAAAAATGCCTAAAGTTGGGTTTATTATTTATAATATCAATGATATCTTTGCATCTTCTAGCTTCGGCTTGAAATAAACTATCTCGGTGCGAGGTGTCGGGTATGTTTATGTAACAATGTATATAATCATACGGATGTACTTTTGCGGAAGAATAAAAACCAAGACCTAATTGTTGGGAAAGTAATAAATTAACGAGGGTGCTTTTTAATAAAGTGGTTTTACCGGCAGCATTAGGACCCGTAATTAATAATTGTTTATCTAGAGAATAACTATTTGAAATAGGCTTTGTGTGAATAATGGAAGGTGAAAATGAATCTTTGAAAGAACAATTCTTTGTAGTAAAAGAACAGAGCGATATAGTCTTTTGCGAAAGCTTACTTCTTAACGTTTCTAAATTATCATAATATCCCATAAAATGTATAGCAAATGACATAGAACTTTGTATCTCGGGTGATTTATATAATCTATAATAACAATACATAACATTGCCTAGATTATATAATTTTTTAATAGATATTTCATATGAGGAGACTTGATATAAACAGTCGCTATATTCTTTTAAGATATCCATATTTTTCTTGATATCTTCTCTAAAAGGATTGTACTTTTTTAATTTACGAGTTTTCTTATGGAATTCCTCCATATAACCCAGTGCTTGTGAAATAAAATTACGAACTAAAAATAAATTGCCGTGTATAACGCTTAGATTAGTAAAAAAGGTATAACAACTATTAATATTTTGATAAACTTGTAATATATAAAATACGCCGGATATTAATATATAGATTCTTTGGTCCCAAGAGGCACTACCTATCGAAAATAATTGTCCGATTTGATGTTGGCTAAATGCGAGGGCCAATAAATTATAATAATCAATAAATGTGATATCTTTCCCTTTCATTTTGATTATTATAAACGGCATTAATAACATAAATATAGGCATAGATAACGTCAATATAGGCGATGTTAAATTATAGGTACTAAGTATTTGAAGAAAGATAACACTGTTATTTAAGAATTCGAACCAATTCCAATCAATATATTGATATTTATCAATAAAGAAGGATTGTTCGCTACTCATATTATCCCAAAAGGTAGCGATCTCTTGAAATGTATCATCCACCTTTGTAAATTTCTTAGTTAAAAGCGATTGGGTATTCTTAAGAAACTCGACATCATTTGTAAAATTATCTGCCCACAAATTTATACTTTTATTTGATAACCTATTATTTGAATTATCAAATAAGGTCTCATATATAGTTGGATTATCGGGGTCATTATCATGGTCAGTTCTACATAATTGTAAATCATCTATTATATGACTATCTAATTTCGATAGTTTTTTTAAATACGAAATTGGTAATCGAAAGTTATTGGTCATCAATTAATTATTACTAAATAAAATAATTAATTAACTAAAACGAAAATAAAAGGAAAATAAAACGAAAATAAAAGTGAAATATCTACATTTCTAAAAAATTCTCTGGCAATTCTTCAATTATTGTGCTATAATATTCCTCTATTTCTTTCAATTTACTAGCATCTCTTTGAGTTACAAAATTAATACCCATACCTTTTCTTCCCCATCGACCACTTCTACCTATACGATGAATATATGTATGAATATCCTTCGATAAATCAAAATTAATAACCGTGCTTACCTGTTGTACATCTATGCCGCGAGCGGTTACATTTGAGGATATTAAAACCCGAAATGAACCATTTTTAAACTCATTATAACTATTCTCTCTATCCTCTTTGCTCATATTACTATGAATTTGACATACAGGAAATCCGTCATTCGTCATTGCATCATATAAATCATTAACACGTCTAACACTATTGCAATAAATAATACATTGACTTACCGAAATAGAATTGAAAAGGTCCTTAATTGTCTCATATTTTTGCGCGTCATTTTCTAAAGAAATATAATATTGTTTAATTCCTTCTAAAGTTAATTGTTGATTTTTTACTAAAATCTTCATAGGGTCTCTCATAAACTTATCCGTGAGAGAATATAATTCATTGGGCATTGTTGCACTAAATAATGCGACCTGTATATCACTCGGTAGAAACTGAAAGATATTATATACTTGTTCTTTAAATCCCTGCGATAACATCTCATCGGCTTCATCTAATACAATAATCTTTAACCCCGATAAATTCAATCTCTTTCTACGTAACATATCGTGAACCCTACCTGGACAACCCATTATTATCTGTGGTTTATTCTTATGTAGATTTGTGATATCAACTTCTGGCGAGGTTCCCCCAATCAACAATTGTGTTTTTAAATTCTTCATCAGGCTCCCAATGTCACGTATCACATTATTGGTTTGCATAGATAATTCTCTTGTAGGAGATAAAATTAATGCCTGTACTAGGTCATTCTCACAGTCTATTCGCTGTAAACATCCTATCGCAAAACACCCGGTCTTTCCTGTGCCTGATTGTGCTTGTGCGATAATGTCTTTGCCGTCAAAAAGAGGTGTAATTGCTTCTCGTTGTATTGGACTTGGTATCTCAAATCCGTGTCCATAAATTCCTCGTAATAAATCTAAATTTATGTTCTCTAAATCATCCCAGTTTTTGATAATGTTATATTTATTATCCATAATTACTATTGAATAATATATTTAAGTATATTTATTGATTAAGAATGTTTTTATTGTTCTTGTAATCTTTATATTTATTTATAACTTAAAAATATCGTTATGATTATAATATGCGATATTCATTAAGCGATATAGACTCTATTAGAGAAAAGGATCCCACGATTAAACTAGATCAAAAAATAATAGAGGTTATAGCTAATATATTAAAAGAGGTAGGTTCGCCCGAATATAATATTGCACCACAATTTAAGTATGATAATCAGAAACATTGGTTAAAACATAATCCTCGCAAAGTAAAGCATAAGAATGAGTTTGAAACGCTCATTGATAATATTCGATTTACTTTAAATAAGATAACAGATAAGACTTATAGTAATCAATTTAAATTATTACAAGATAACTTGCAAAAATTTAAAGAAATCGATGATAATGATAAATGTGGTATGATTAACGATTTAATATATCATGTTTTAACAAAAAACCGGTTTTATAGCGAATTATATAGTTTAATCTATAAAAATTTGATAAATGATTATCCTTTTATTTATAACCATTTCTGTATTAAGAAATTAGAATTAGTCGACGTATTATCCACTATAAATAATTCCACAAATGAGAATAGTTATGATGAGTTCTGCGATATAAATAAAGATAATGAAATACGTAGAGCCCTAATATTATTTTATGTCAATCTAATGAAACATAAAGTAGTATCTATGGACCTTATATTAGAGATAAGAAATAAAATAAGCTCTTTGATTTTACAAGAAATCGCGGTTGATGATAAATGTACTTTAATCGAAGAATTATCGAATTTACTCTTTATAATTATTACAAATTTAGAGGCAAAAGTCACTTTAGATGATACCGAATTTATGGAGTATATGGATACGATTATGAAATCAAATACGAAGGACTATAGTAGTCTTACTAATAAAATTAAATTTAGACATATGGATATAAAAGATTATTTAACAAAAAACGAATAAAGATAAAGAATAATTATTATGTAATTCATGTGTATTGAAAATATTCAATACGATATTATAGATAATATAAATCTGGACGGAAAGATATCAACAAATCTAACCAATTTATTGCTTGATATAGAAGAAGAATTAACTACACGAAATCAATTAGATTTATGTAATGATGACTTTTTACGCGAAGATAATTATGAATATAGTAATTTCGAAGAATATGAAACATATAATGTACCCGATCTAGTTCATATACTAAATTATTATCAAATTCAAAGAAGGAAGATGATAAAGATAGACATGATACAGGCAATATGTTTATTTGAATATGATAGTCAAAATATTGACATTGTGACTAAAAGACTAAAATTATGGACCTTTTTAATAGAATTAAAAAACGATAAATATTTATCAAAATTTATAGTTATTTAATAAT